GGACTGCATCTTGGCGATGTCCTCCAGTAGCTCCTCAGCCGACGAACCAATACCAGATTTGTTCTGGCTGCGTAAGGGACGCTCAGTGATCTCAGCTTCTAGTTTGCTGCGGATCTCGTCATAGGTAAGAGCCTCGGCCTCCACGTTCTCAACGGCGAGTCGGCAGGACTTCATAATCTCACGTAGACGTGCCTTCTCTGCCACTACGTTGGCGTAGAACTTAGCCGTCAGTTCGGTATAGGCTTCACCATCAACTAGGGACATAATCCCTGCTGCGCCTCCCACATCATCAAATCCGCGTACGGACTTCAGATGCTCGGAGAGTGAAACAATATCAATCGGGTTACTCTTCTGGGATAGCTCACCTATAGCTTGGTAAAGCAACCGGTATCGTAGTACGTAAAAATCCTCGGCTTCTATTAGTGGGCGGACCGTATCGTAAACGGACGAGTCCCCAGGGAATAAGCAGGATGCAATTAGTTTCTTCTCAGCGTCAACGCTATGTGGCTGATTGTGTGTCAGTTGATTCGTTTCGTTCATTTTCAAGTAATGCTACCAGAGAACGAAGGACTTGTCCAAGGGACTTATGTGCTAACTTGTTTCCTTCTGGCAATTTATAACTGTCAATAGTGTTATAGATTGAGAGGGATACTTCGGCAGCTTCTTTAATTTTAGTCATTTCGTTGCGGTGTGTTTCGTTAGTGTGTTGAGTCATAAGAATTACTTGCCCCCTACTGAATTGTAAGGGGCAAGCATCTTAGCACAGGGACTTACTCCGACTCTGCTCTTTCGAGCATCCCTATGGCTATCAACGAGTAGCCAATTAGGTCGCGGAAGATGTCCTTGGATTGGTCGCCTTTGGTACTTACCTTTAGCTGACCATCGTTACAGAAAGCCTTCGCTCTCTGGAATTTGTCCTGCATTCGTATGCAAATGCCAGTCAATGGATCAACGCCGAACTCGGACGAGCCGTCGAAATTTGCGAAGGGGTTATCGCAGCTTTCGCCTCCCGTGTAATCCGAGCACTTGTTAGCAGTCATATCCAGAATGGAACTCACTTCATCACGGCGGAATTGTTCCCACCAGACTTTATCGAATGAGGGCATTCTTAGAATGGGGTGTTGTCATTGGTTGGCGCACTGGCAGCTTTTGGTCCTGCCGAACTGGTAGATCCTGCTGCATCCACCGGGTTCAGTGCTAGTGACAGGAAGTTAGTACCGCTCTTGGCAGTCTTCTTCCAGCCCTTGAGGTAGTACTCCTTACCCTCGACGTTAATCTTCCCGCTGTAGTCAGGATGATTTGGTTTCTCTTTGCGGTCATTGACGAAGAATGTACCGGAGTTTGTGTTATCGTATTCAGACATATTATTACTTTCGTATTGGTTATTGCTGGCCTCTCCTCTTGGATTGGCGGTTAGTTAGAGACACCATCATCCAGCTTTACGGCACGGATGGTTGTGTCAGGTTTTTCTAGTCTGACGCCCAAGTGTTCAGCTAGTGCGTCGATCTTCTGATTAAGCAGTTGGTTTTGCTTATCTAAGAGTCCCTTGTACTGGTGCAGTACGTCGATTGAGTTGCTCATTTCTCCGGTCACTTCCTCGTAGTGATTGTCAATCATTTGAATGCTGGAGATGATGTCGATGATTTCGTTTCTTAAGTCCATATTAGAATCCTGGTGTTTGTTTTTTAGTTACTGGTTTAGGTAAGTTGCTGCCGTGGTTATTAGTAGCGTCCGGATCCTTGGTGTCGTCAATAGCAAAGAGTCCATTGAGTGCATATTTTCTGGCATAGGATGAAGCGGAGCCAGTGATCTGGGCATCGTCCATTCCTTTCTTGGTCTCAGCCTCACGAGCGAATCCACTTACGTTGATAGTATAATCATCCTCACACGATGTGGATGCTAGGGTAGCTGTAGCCTTTACATATACTCGACCGCCTACCTCGACGATGTCATCGCTGATGGCTAGTGTGCAAGTATACTGGGCTAGTAAGGGTTTCAGTGCAGTAAGGATGTCCTCGCAGGAGCGGTAGCGATACCCTCCGAATTTGTTGGTCTGTCCTTTAGGTGCTTTAAGCTCCGCCTGGATACCCTGTAGTTTTTGGTGTATGTTCATTGTACTTTCTTTTGTTTTGGTGTTACTCATATTTAGTTTTGGTTAGTTTGCGGAGAGTCCTTTAATCGAAATTCCCACCTGACCTTATCGGAGAGGCTTTGCTCCTTGTTTCTCTTTCTGTTATTGTTAGTCCAGGATGTTCCCTTATTCTTGGAGGCAAAATACCATCCCGATGCCTTGTATATAGTGCCTTGATGTACTTCAGTATCTTGGTACGATAGAAGCAATGTTATGTGGGGCAATCTTTTTCTTATTATTTTCCTCATAACTCCTATCATCCGACTTGCGGTGTTCTTAGGAGCATCATCAGCTATAGCCATCCTCCTTAGTTCTAGTGCAGTCTTACCTTCTTTGAGTCGATTAGCGGCAACTGGACTTGACCATATGGCGGAGGCGTAAGCAATACCGTCGTACTCCGCTACAAAGCAAATGTAATCCCTATTCCTGAC